CTACGCGATCATCGACTACCGCCGCGGCTGAAGCGTGGGCCGCCTCCGGTAAAATCCGTACCGATCGCCCCCGTAGCTCAGTGGATAGAGCATCCCCCTCCTAAGGGGAGGGTCGCACGTTCGATTCGTGCCGGGGGCGCCAGACTGGTGCGGGCTTCCACGATAGCGACCGCTAACATTTCGGCCTATACGGCAAGCGTACGGCACGCTGTGCGACTGACAAGGGGGATTTGCCGGCCGCGCGCCCTCAGGAAGTGACGCCGCCGGCTCTCGGGGTTGTCGCCCACTCGCCGAGTAACAGCAGCCGTTCGGGCGGGAATCAGCGAAAGCGCCCACGGTGGCCAACCGTTTTCAGTGCGCCGGCTCCAGGTCACGCGCGTCCAGCTCGGCCAGCTTGCGCACCTTGACATCGACGCCCGGCCCGACGACGCGCACATAGCCCGGCCCGCGTTCGAGCCGCAGCTTGCGCCGCTCGATGATGTCGAGCACCTCGGCCTCGATGCGTTTCTGCCGTGGCGACTTGCTCATACGAAGCCAAGCACCTGGTCGATGCTGGTAATCGGCGTCGCCACCTCAACAGCGGCAGCGACGCCCACGGCCATCGCAAGCGCCTGCATACCGTCGATGCGGCCGGTCGCCCGCGCCTTGTCCAGCTTCCTCGCGCCGGTCGGGTCCTTCGTCACGACGGCGTTCGCGGCGCACATCCGCAACACGGGATGGTCGCCGTGCGCCAGGCGCGCATTCAGCAGCTCGGCTTCGAGCGCGTCGAGTGCAGGAGCCATGTCCTTGTAGCCCTGCCCCCACTCCACGAGCGGCAGCACGCAGCCGATGCGGTCGAACTCGCGGCGCAGCACGTCGATGCGCCAGCGGTCGTAAGCCACGGCCTGCACGTTCAACTCGGCGACGATCGCCGCGATGTCCTGCGCGACGACTTCGTAATCGACGCTCGCGCCCGGCGTCGTGTGTAGGTAGCCCTGCCGCGCCCAGGTCGTGTACGGCGCGCGGTCCCTGCGTTCCCGATCCGCTAGGCCCTGCTCGGGCGTCCAGAAGTGCGAGACGACGTGCCAGACGCCCGCCTGCTTGCCCACGAGCACGAACGCCGTCAGGTCGGTGCGTGCAGACAGGTCGAGCCCGGCGAAGACGGGCGTATCGGGCCCGAAGGGAAGCACCTGCCCGGCGCACGACGCCCACACAGCCGGCGAGACGAACGGCGCGTCCGTCGATACCCGCTGATTCAGCAGCAGGTTCCTCGCCATGTTCTCGGCGCTCGGCATCCGGCCCGCCTGCGTCATCTGCTCGCGCAGATCGTCCTCGCTGCGGAACAGCCCGAGCGCCGGGTTAGCAGCGCGCCAGGCGTCGGCGTCCATCAGGTCGCAGTCCTCAGCGGCAGCGTAGACGTGCGAGACGATGCGCGGGTCGTTGCTGGCTTCGGCATCATCGAGCCACAGCGAGAACAGATCGGCGTCGCTCGCGGCCTGCGTGCTGATGGCGATGAGCAACGGCGCTTCGTGCGCGCCCTGCGATGTCGTCACCGCGTCGATGAAGTCGCTGTGCGGCCCGCGCACCTGCCCCACTTCGTCGAGGATCGCGAGAACAGGCGACAGCCCGTGCGCCGTCTTCCCCTCGGCCGCAAGTGCCCGGTATTCGACGTTGAGCGGCAGGCCGATGAGACGTTTACCAGAAGGCACGATGCGAACGAGCGACGACAGCCGCTCCGAGAGCCGGACCATCTTCGACGCGAGCCCGAAGACGAGCGATGCTTGGTCCCTGCTCATGGCACCGGAGACGATCTGCGAATTGCGTTTCGCCTCGGGCCCGACAAGGTGCGCCAGCAACAGCGCGGCGATGATGCTGCTCTTTCCGCACTTCCTCGCGGTACTCAGGTACGCCCGCCGCGTGCCGGCCGGGTTGTCGTACACATCGCGGATGAACCGCTTCTGGAACTCGGCCAGGCGCAGCGGTTGCCCGACGTGCGCGCCCTCGGGCGTAACGCAGTACCGCTCGATGAACGCGATGATCCGCTCGGCGCGGGTCATTGCAGCGGGATCAGGTCGTCCTTCTCGACGGAACGAGCCTGCATCTCGTTGGCCAGCGGCTTGATCGCCTCGCGCGCCGGTCCGATCGTGGCCTCGGCGTGGACGTGCAACAGACGCACCAGACGCTCGATGCGCTTGACGACGGTTTCGAGCAGGCGATGCTTGGGGTTCAACTTCTCGCCGAGCAGATCGCCCTCGGCGTCGAGCTCGCGTTGAAGACGTTCCGCGTCGGCCTGAGCACGCGCAAGGTGCGCGGCGATCGCCAGATCCGCATCGTTCCAGCGGTCACGCGGACGATTGAGCACCAGAGCCCGCCAGAAGGGTTCTGCGGCCTCGGGAAGGGTGACGTACCCCGGAGGCGCGATCGGCGCTTGTGCGGCGTTCTGAGCGGCCACAACGGCAGCCGTGATCGAGTCGGAGCGTCGCTGTCGGGGTCTCATGGCTTCTGCGTTAGCGATGAAAAAGAGGAGCGCGCCCGGTCTAGCGCCGTCGGTTGCTGGTGATTTTTGTTCCAGTGGTGGCGCGGGTCGAGCGGCATTCCGTTCACGTCGCAGCCGTGCGTCGTGCTCAGGCCGCTCCTCTCGCGCATCGTCTTCGTGCTGTGGCACTGATGGCACAAGCTCTGCAAATTGCTGCGCGCGTTGTTCGACGGATCGCCGTCGGCGTGGTCAACGTCGGTGGCGGACACGATCTGGCCACGCGCGAAGCAGTGCGCACACAGCGGCCGTTCGGCCAGCACCGACGCGCGCAGTCGTTGCCAGCGCGCCGTATTGAGCGGGATCGACCTGCGCGCATCGGCATTGCGCCCGCTCGGGTTCGCTCGCTTCGGCAGGCGCAGGATCGGCCGGTGAGTCTTGATCGCGTTCGGCATCAGGCGACCTGCCGAGCAGGAAGGTTTTCAAGACGGCGCACCTCGTCAACGTCGAGCCATCCATCGGCAATGCCTCGCTCGTAGAACTGCGCCCTGTTCAGGCTGTCGCCGCGCAACAACCCTTCGACGCTGTGCTCGGCGAAGAGCGTTCGCCGGCCGGCTTCGGTGAGCAGTTGCCTGCTGATCCCCTGCTCCCACATGGCCAGGTGCCGGCGCAAGGTGAGCGTTACGAACTGGCGCGCCATCTCGACGCTGTTCGAGTAATTGCCGTGGCGCAGGTCGCCGATCACGGTCGGCGGAACCCGGAAGAGCCGTGCGACTTCCTCGACGCTGAACTGCCGCGCCGCGATCCACTCGGCGTCTTCGAGAGTCATCGACACCGGCTTGAACTCGACGCCCGCGCCGAGGATCGCCGTCTTGCCGTGGTTGGCTGCGCCTTCGTGCCGCTGCGACCACGCGGCAGCAAGTTGTTCGCGCTGCTCGGGGCTGATCGTGCCAGGCGTTTGCAGGATGCCGCTCAGGCGCGTCCCGTTGCGAAACGTGCTCACGCCGTGGTCGCGCTCGGAAAGCGCCAGCTCCAGCACTTCGCGCGCCGCTGCGATCGGCGAGATGCCGACCCGGCCGTCTTCGCTTCGATGGCGCAGGTGGAAGACCTCTTCCTGAACGAGTCGGCGGACGCGCCCCTTGCCGTCGATCACGTCATAGCCCAGCCGGCCGGAATCGTGCTCGATCACGGTCACGCGGTCGTTGTGAAGCGGGATCAGCTCGCGTACTTGGCCGTCCCAGCCGAAGCGGATTTCGGCGTAAGCATTGCCGCGCAGCAAGACAGCCGCCTGCATCAGCTCGCGGAACTCCAGCGCCGATTGCTGGCCGTTCGGCGCATCATGAAGCACCCGGTACAACGGATGATCGGTCGCCCGCTCGCGATCGTCATACACAGCGCGCCGGTACAGGACCAGCGGCAGGGATGCGATCGTTTCGCTGATCGCGGCCACGCAGCCGTACACGGCCGAGATGGACTCGGCGCGCTTCGGCGTGACAGCGCCGCCGGTCCGGCTCGCAGCGAAGTCCGACCAGTAGCGGTCGTACCCGCCTTCCTTGAGCGAGCGCCGCTCGAACAGTCGGCGGAAGATGTTCATCGGCAGGTATCCAGCCACAGCACGCGCGGGTCGGCCTCTTCCCAGAAAGACTTGCGGTTGCGCACGTTCACCTCGGTCTGCTGGTAGGCCGG